TACGTAGAAACCGAAATCAATGATATGGTTTTGGAACGTGACTATTCTATAACGGAATACCTCTACGTAATCGGCGGGCTTGGCGAGTTTATCCCACGTGTTGGCCCGCAAATTATGGGGGACGTGTGGCGTACTCCAGACGGTATAAATTGGGATCAGCTTGTTGTGGACGGAGGCGCGCCTTGGGGCCGCCGCCATTCGCACGGGGTTATTGCCTTTGATGGCTATCTTTGGATCATCGCCGGGCATGAGGCAGGCGCGGATCAATACATGGCGGACGTTTGGAAAAGCGCAGACGGTATCGAATGGACGCGGGCTACCGAAGAAATCGCGCCCGGATTTGCGCCGCGAATACGCCCTTATGTCTACCAATACGGCGACCGGATATATGTCTACGGCGGCATGCTGGAAAGCGATGCGCCTGTCTTTGACCTTTGGTCTAGCGCCGATGGCGTTACATGGGTTGAGGAATTTACCTCGAACGAATCCGAACTTCCGGGCACTTTGGTGGAACCTTTTAACCCAATCCTACGGACGCGCGGAAAGCTGTATTTAGTTAATGGGTACCTGACTACGGCCACGCCATTGCTTTCAAGCACGGAACTTTTCGGCGATATTACACTCGAGGATGCTTTTGCAATCCCCGGCTACGGGATGACAAACAGCGGCGGATATGTCACGCCTGACGGCGGTCCTGCGTACCTGATAGGCGGACTGAATACCTACTTCGCAAGCACGCCCTCGGACGTATTCCCGCCGGTAGTCTTTGAGTTGAACACTGAGGGCGATGGGTTCGACCTGTTGACAGATGAGGCCCCATTCCCCGGTCGGGCTTTCCCGAACCTCGTCGATCTTAATGGGCGTATCTTGTACATTGGCGGGTCCGATGGCGAGATCGATACGGGAAGAAATGCGGAAATATGGGCAAGCGAGGCGGGCTTTCCATCGGACCCGGACGCATGGGAATTGATCGGAACAATGCCCTTCGGGCGGCGTGTCACGCAGATGATCGTACACCTTGCGGAACTGGTCCCCGTGATCTGTTATTGCGATTGTCCACCCCTGTTGTTTTCAGGCCCCACGGGCGCATTGACATTGAAAGCGGATTCGGGGCAATATGCCGCATCGGTTTTGAAGCCGGGCGCGTAGCACGCCACAAACGGAGGTTTACCAGATGGCACAGTTGCCAGTTACCCGCGTGACAAATATCATGACCTCGGACCTCACCCTCACGGCCTGCAACGCGGGCGGGGACCGGTTCAAGAATACGCCGGGGACGATTGCGCTTTTCCGCAACGGTAGCGGCGGCCCTTTGACGGTCACCATTGCCGCACAGCGCACCGGCTTTCAGAAGCCCGGCGTTGGCAACTTGCCCGTCGCGAACATTTCCCGCGCGATTGCCGCCGGGGGAACTTGGGCCGTCGCCGTGCCCATGGCAACGCATACCGATGGCGACGGCGATGCCGTTGTCACGTATTCCGGCGTGACCTCCCTCACGGCGGTTATCTTGCAGCCGGACGTGTAAGCGCGGCACCGAACCGAAACCGTAACAAGGAGCCCCATAATGGCAACGATTCCGCAGACCCAGCTTTCTCGCCAGACGACCGCCGCGTTGTCCTACACCGCCGCGAGCGCGGACGGCGATCAATTCAAGAATCAGCCCGGCGCGATTCTGTTGATCAAGAACGTGGACGAGGCCGATCCGCGCATTGTCACGATCAGCGCCAAGCGGGAAAGCTATGCCGCCCCCGGCGCTGGCGAATTCGTGATCGCCGACATTGATCTCACGGTCCCGGCTGCGTCTGAACTGGCGTACCCGGTTCCGATGATCACGCACACCGATCCGGGGGGCAATGTTGCCCTCGCGGTAGACGATGAGTCCGACGTGTCCTATGCGGTACTTGTACCGGTAGACTAACAACACCACAACGGAGGGAGTTGACAGATGGCAACGAAAGGCCAAAACGGAGCGGACTTTCTGATCTCCGTGAATATCGGAACGGTGGCCTCGCCGGTCTACAGCGTAGTCGGCGGACAACGCGACCTCACTGTGGATCAGGCCAGCGACGCCATTGACGTGTCCAGCAAAGACACGCCCCATGCGGAATTCATCGCAGGCCGCCGGTCCAAGACCGTGCAATTTGATGCCCTGTTCATTCCGAATGCCGCCGCCTATGGCCGCCTTGCGGAGGCACAGGAAAACGGCGAACTCGTCCGCGTGCGCCGTAAGGATTTCGGCCAGCCCGTGAAAGAAGCCGAGGGCATTGTTACCTCGCTTTCGGAATCGTTCCCGGATCAGGGCGCGGCGACCGTGTCTTGCAACATTCAGATCTCCGGGACGTTTACGGCGGTATAAGCGTAAACGCCGCTAGGGCCGTATGATTTAACTTTGCCCCGGCCCGTCTATTGGGCCGGGGCTTTAACTTGTAACCGATAGGGGCAAAAGTATCATGGCAAGGAATCAGAAACCCGCACCGGGCACCACACTGGCCGAGGTCAACATTGAAAAGACCTTCAAGGTCCACCTCAACGGGCGCGAACAGACCCTCGGGGTCCGGTACAACTCATGGGGTAATGCCCACGTTCAGGACGCGGCCAACGGCCTCGGGCCAATGGAACTCATGCACCGCATGGCCAACACCCGCCTCGGCGAACGTGACCTGCTGGCGCTGTTGTATGGCGGCCTTGAGGGGTACCGCTTCGAACACAAGGATCGCCCCATTCCGTGGACCCTTGAGGAAGCCGCCAAGGTCATGGACGCAATCGGCGGGGGGAATATTTCCCGGTTCGTTGCCGTGTCCCTGATCGTCGGCCCGCCTTACACGGCCAGCCTGCCCAAGGCCTCCGATGTTGGGGTCTATCTGGAACAGGACGCGGAGGTAGATGTAGACCCTTTGGCGGAAACAACTGGATCGCAAGACTAAGGGACGCGGCCTTTATTGGCTGGACCGAGGAGAAATTTTGGCGATCCAGTTTGCGGGAATATGCCTTTGCTGTTTGGGCATGGCGGGAACGTGACAAGCGCGAATTAGAGCGCGGGCTTTATTTCGCATGGCGCGCGGCGGAACTATCCAAGCGCAAAATCTTGCCCACGTTCAAGGCCTTGCTTGACGTGGAACGCGGAACGGTTGCCGTATCTGGCACGGCTGCCGCCGAACAATCGGCGGACCTGCTGGACATGGCGGACGAAGCGGGGATGCCGGTATATGGCGGATGAAAAAGTAGGCGGGGCTATTTTCGAGTTGGGCGTGGATCACGCCGAATTCGCCAAGCAATTGAGCATGGCGGAAAAGGCCGCGAAACAGTCCGCCGAGGCCCTGACAAAGATTGCCGAGGCCGAGGCCCGCAAACAACAGGCCGCACAGGCAACCGCCGCCAAGCGCGGGGCGGATTCCGTGGACCGCGAGTCCCGGCGCAAGGCTACCGCCGAACAGCGGGCCGCACAGGTAGCCGCAGCGGAAGCCAAGCGCGCCGCCGATGCGCAGGCCAAGGAAGCCAAGCGCGCCGCCGATGCCGTCAAGAAAGCATTCCAAGAGCAGGAACGCGCCGCCAAGAAAACGGCGGACGAAATCTCCGAGCGGTATGACCGGATCGCGTCCGTTGCGGCGCGGTCCGGTCTTGCCTTGACGGCGGCGCTTACCGCGCCCATTGTTTTGGGAACGCGCGCCGTAGCGTCCGCCGGTATGGGATTCGAGCAGTCCCTGAATCAGTCTGTAGCGATTATGGATAACCTGTCGGATGCCATGCGCCGGGACATGGCCGACACCGCATTAGCCGTTTCCAAGCAAACAACCTTCGCGGCGGAACAGGCCGCCGAGGGGTTCTATTTCTTGGCAAGCGCCGGATATGACGCGGTTCAATCCATGAAGGCCCTGCCGCAGGTTGCCATGTTCGCGCAAGCGGGAATGATGGACCTTGCCATGGCGACCGAATTCGCGGCGGACATGCAAAGCGCCCTCGGGTTGAAATCGAAAGACGCCGAGCAAAACCTGATCAACCTGACCCGCGTTACAGACGTGGTAACGATGGCGGCCAACAAATCGAATGCCAGTATCTCGCAATTCGCGGAGGCCATATCGAACAAGACAGGCGCGGCCTTGCGCCTTGTGGGCAAGGATATTGAAGAGGGCGCTGCCGTCCTGTCTGTCTATGCCGATCAAGGCCGAAAGGGAGCCCTCGCGGGCGAGATGCTGAATAGCGCCTTGATGCGCCTGCTACCTATCGCCCAGCAAAACAAGAAAGAATTCGAAGCCCTCGGCGTCCACGTCTTTGAAAAGGGCACGGGCAACCTGCGCCATTTCGCGGACATAGCGGACGATTTTACCGGGCTACTCAAGAACCTGTCCCCGGAAATGCAATCCGTGGCGCTGGCGCAACTCGGGATCAATATCGAGGTGGCGCAAGGCATCCTGCCATTGCTTGGCATGGGGGACGCTATCCGCGAATATGAGGCCGCGTATCGTTCCGCCGGGGGCGCAACGCGGGACGTCGCCGAAAAGCAACTCCAGACCGCGCGGGCACAGTGGCAACTGTTCAAAAACGATGTGCGCGCTTCGGCAATTGTGCTTTACCGGGACTTCGAACCCGCCGTAAAGAACAGCCTCATACCCGCGCTAAAGGGCACCGCTGAGGCCATTCAGGGCCTTACAAAGTTGTTTCATACACTGGACCCGGCAGCCAAGGTTGTAGTCGTTGGCATGATTGCCGCCGCCGCCGCCATAGGTCCGATCATTACTATCGCCGCCGGGGCGGCCATGGCGATCAAGGGCTTGGCCGTGGCGTTCGGCGTTTCCATGGGGGCCGTTGCCGTTGCCGCGTTGAGCGCCATTGCGGCCATTGCCGCCGTTGGGGCGATCATCCTATCAATAACCGTCCTGTATACGACCTTCGAACGGGACATAAAGCGCCTCTTGCGGTCCGCCGGGCAATCGTTCGTTTCTTTCGGCGATTCCGTAATGTATGTTTATAACACCATGGTTAAGCCTACCGTTCAAGACATGCTTAATTATTGGGCTGAGGGTTTGAATGAGATCTTGCGCCAGAGCGGGGAATGGAACCAAAGCTTTGTCGCCATAATGGGGAACGCATGGGACTCCGTGGCAAGCATCTTCAACAAGGGCGTGGATTCTATTTCGTCTGCGATGCGCCGCATTCCCGGCTTGCAGGACGGTCTTGGGCAGGCATTGGGGGGATGGTGGAAAGACGTAAAGGCAGGGGCCGAAGCTGCCGCACAGGCAATCTCCGGTAACTGGATGGATTATAACGGCGGCGTTCCAACCATGACCCTGCCGCAATTGAAAACGAAAGAGGAGCGGGAACAGGACCCCAAGATATTCAAGCGCCGCTATTCGTCCCCGGATAAACTTGGGGACGACCTGAATTACAACAGCCTCGTGGCGCAATACCAGAAGATAAAGAACGAACTCGAGGCCCCTGAAAATCAGCCCACGATTACCCCGAATCTCGATCTTGATAGCACAGGCAAATCAGGCCAAGACCTGAAAGCACAGGCTGAGGAATTCCGCAAGGCGCTGTTTCCCGCTGAAGCCTTGCAGGCCGATATTCGGGAGGTCATGGACCTTGCCGCGAAATTCCCGCACGTCATAGACGCCGAGGCGCAAAGCAAAGCCTTTGAGCGGATGTGGGCTGAATACAAAGACAAGGGCATCGGTAGCGTCACTGAGGTCGCCAACAAAATGGCGGAACTGGATGCCGCTACGCGGGCGCGTATTGCCCGCGCTGAGGAAGATGCGATCCTGCTGGCACAGGAAAAGCTGGACGCGGCGGAACGCAAGAAAGCGGCGGAAAAGGCGGCACAGGAGGCCGAGGCAAAGCGCAAGTCCGACACCCAATTACTTGATGGCATGCGGACCGCCGCGCGCCCGGACGAGGATTTGCTGGCGCAGCTTTCCGATGTAAACGCCGCCATGGCGAACCTTGGCACGGCCATGCCGCAGGACGTACTGGACTTCTTTGTCGGGAACAAGATCGAGGGGTTGCGCATGACAACCCAACAGCTACAGGAAATGCGCGACGTCGCCATAGCGCTTGGCCCGCAATTTCAACAGGCCTTCGATAAAGCGATAGGCAAGACCGCCGCCAAGGAACAGGGCGAACGCTGGCAAAAGATTACCACGGAAGCGGCGAAATACAATGACATGATCCAGCAGCTACCCGATTCCATGAAAGCCGTCAAGCAAGTCGGGGCCGTTGCGTTCAAGGCAATCGAGGTCGCCAGCCTTGGGGCCAAGGCATCTATGGGCGATTGGCTGGGCCTGATCATGACCGTTGTCGATGCGTTCGGCATCCTTGGCGAAAAGGGCGCGGAGGAGGTCTCCGGGATAGAAAAGGCCTTTGCCGAATTGGGCGATGCGCTGGACGCATGGGGCGATCAGTTTACGGACATGCTCGTCGAATTCGCGCGCACCGGCAAGCTGGCATTCAAGGATCTCGTGGATACAATCCTTTCGGACATTCTACGGGTAACCATTCAGCTAACGATCACCGAGCCGATCATTAACGCGATCAAAGGGATGTTTGCCGATGGCGGCGCATTTACCGGCGGCGTTCAATACATGGCCAAGGGCGACGTTATTGGAGCCCCTACAATGTTCGGCATGGCCGGGGGCAAGTTGGGCATGATGGGCGAGAAAGGCCCGGAGGCCGTTATGCCGCTGGAACGGACAAGCGACGGGCGCTTGGGCGTGATCGCGCAAGACGGCGGCGGGTCCATGCAGCAGGTAAACATCTTCCCGGCCCCCGGACAGCCGCAGCCGAAAGTGGAACGCGAACGCGGGCCGCACGGGGAGGAAGTCCTAAACATCGTTTTTGGGGCCGTGCGCACCCTTGCGGATAGCGGACGGCTGGACGGCGTAAACAATCGAAACTATGGAACCGTTCGACCGGGGAGGGCGATTTAATGGCCGCCGTATGGCCTCCATCATTACCGCAAGCACAGGAACTCGCGATCACGGTCCAGCCGCGCGATTACACCATAGCAAGCAGCCCGGACATGGGGCCGCAAAAGGTCCGCAACCGCTATCTGCAGGACGCGCTGACCCTTGACGTTGCGATCCCGATCACGCTGACCGGCGGACAGATGCAGACCTTTCTTGCTTTCCTGATCACTATCGCGAATCAGGCCGGGGACGAGTGCCTCGTATTCGATTGGGAACACCCCGTTACCGATGCCCCCTGCCAGTATCGGCTGCAGACCTATCCGGCCATGAGTTGCGCGCGCGGCGGCGATCCGAATGATGAAACCGACGAGGAGGTTGAAATCCCGGCGGGCAATCGCCGGGTCTGGCGCGGCGTGCTGAATTGTGAAATCGTGGAGATCGCCAGCTAATGCCGAGCGCCGCTGTTACCGCCGCGATGTTGGCCCAACGTTCCGGGGCCGCGCTGATAACCTGTATCACGATCCGCAGCGTGGATTCCCCGGAATTCGTGGCGCGTCTTTGCAACGCGAACGCGGACCTCGAGCGGGTCGTTGATACTTTCCCGCAGGTTTTCGTGGCCTATCCGTTCCAGCTTCGCCTGCCCGTGGATAACGACGAGACCCTCCCGCGTGCGCGTTTGCAACTGTCCAACGTGGACAACACCTTGATCACCTTTCTTCGAAACTTGCCCGGCAACTTGAGCGGAACAATTGAACTCGTGGAACAGTCCACGCCGGACATTGTCGAGGGCGAGACGATGGTGTTTAGCATTGGCGAATGGGAGGCCGATGCCGATTTTATTGAATTCCAGCTTGCGCCCGAGGATGTTCTAAACGAACCGTTTCCCTCGATCCTTATGACCCCGAACAACGCGCCGGGGGCGTTCTAGTGTGGCCAAGCGAATACCTGCCGATCCCGTATGAACGCGCGGGCCGTTCGCGGTCTGGCGCGGATTGTTGGGGCCTTGTCTGTCTAATCTACCGGGACCGGCGCGGCATCGAGTTGCCGGGCTTTCAGTATTCCAGCCTGACCGAGGCCCGGTCCCATATAGCCGTAGGCATGGCGGGCACAGGATGGCGCGAGGTAGACGCCCCGGCGGCGCTGGATGTGGCCTTGTTCCAATTCGTTGGGCACCCGTTGCACGTTGGGGTCGTTATCGGGCCGGAGATGCCCGGCGACATGATCCATGCCATGCAGGGCGTTGGCGTGTCCGTGGAACCGTTTCGGGGTAAACGCTGGGGGTCGCGCTTGTGCGGGTTTTGGCGGCCCGCTATTATTCCGGCATGAACAATCTGCCAGCCATTCGCGCCAATACCTTGCCGGTCCCCTGCGGCCCTGTAACGGCGGTCTACCCGCGCCGCCGACCCCGAGGCCGGTTCCTTGTAACAGGCCGCGCGCATCCATTTCGCGAGGATACTTTCGAGCGGTCCTACGAATTCGGTACAACCTTGGGGCAAATTCTGGACGACCTGAAATTTCCAAGCGTTGCCGGGGGCGTCTACGTTTGGCTAGGCGGCGTCCCGATTGACCCGGACATGCTGGACCGCATCCGGCCTTTGCCGGGCAGCACGGTCAACCTGCGGGCCGTACCGGGCGGCGGGAACATTGTCGGGCTAGACACGATCCGAATCTTTGCCACTATCTTGGCTGAATTCGGCGCGCTGGCCATAGGCACGATTGTCGGCGGCCCCATGGGGGTCGTATTGCAGGCAGGCCTTGGCCTGTTGGGGGCCTTGCTGGTCAACGCCCTGATCCCGCCGCCGCGCACGGAACTCCCGGCCATTGGATACAACGTGAGCGGGTATCGCAACGAGATCGCCAAGTATCGGGTCGTTCCCGTGGTGTTCGGGCGGTTCAAGTGCTATCCGCCCATGATGGAGCCCTACAGCGTAATAGACGAACGGGGCAACGAATCCATACACCTCCTGCTCATCGTGGGGCACGGCCCGCTATCCATTACGGACGTTCGCGCCGGGGACACGCCGATCTCCGAAATCGCGGGCGCGCAACTTGTGATCCATGAGGGCAATGATGCCACCGATCCAGCCCTTTCGATCTATCCATCGGACGTGGATCAAGACCCTGTAAACGTGGAACTTACCCTCGACGGGTATGTGGATGATGATACGGCCATACCCAATAATTGGGTTACCCGCACAACGGAGGTCGGAACGGATCGCATTTCCGTTGATCTGGTATTCCCGGATGGCATCGGGCGGCAAGACAACGGCGGCGGCGGGCTGAAAGGCTGGCGCACCGGCCTGCAGATTCAGTACCGCCCGGTCGGGTTCTACACTTGGCGGAACATGGCCCCGAATCTGGCCTCGCTATTGACCGAAACCGCCGAGGAGCTATATGACGCGGACGGGGCCTATCCTGACCTTGGGCAATGGGCGGACCTTGAAGCCCTTACCGAGTTGCTTGAGGAACAGATCGCGGAATTGGAGACCGCTTTCGGCACGCTGGAAGATGTGGAGGCCACACAGGAACAGCGGGACCGGCTGATACAGGAACTCGGGGAAATTCTGGATCGCGTTGTCGAGATGGGGGAGGCGCCTCCAACCTATACCGATGCACAGGGCAACGTGATCACGATTGTAACCCCGTTCGTGGCGATAGTTACGAACACTTGGGGGATCATATCGAATCAATGGGGCCTTGGGGACACAAGCCCGTCGCAAATCATTGATCGCATCTATTTTGTAGCCCAGCAGATTCTTGCCCTGATAGACATTAACCGCTACACCACGCAGGGCAATGGCCCGGCGCTGGAATCATTCCCGCTTCTGTGGCGCTTTATCGTGAACCGGCGGGGCCTTGGCCCGATATTCGGCGATCCCATTGAGGGGGCTTTCGTTGTCGCGGACAAGCGCCTGACCCCGATCCGCCGGTCCGTGGCATGGCCGGTCATGCCCGGACAATACGAGGTGAGGGCGCGGCGGGTCTCCTTGGGCACCCGTGGAATCTTCAACGATTACCGCCAAGCGCTTACCCCGTCCACCATGATCAACCTTGACAGCGTAGCCGGGGGAATCCATGACGGCGTTGATCGTATCGCTACGTTCGATATTGAAAGCGCGGATCGCGACCGGGTCTATTTCCAGATTGGGGGGAGCTATGTTGTTTCCGGGGTCAACACCCTGACCGTGACCCTCAAGGTGGAACACGCCGCGAACAATGATTTCTCCGATGCAGTCACCCTGTTCATTTCCACGAATATCTATAACAACATCGTGGAGCCCATTGTGAAATTGGGCTATGGGGATGCGATCGATAATTTCAACCGATACATACGGGTAACCGCGACCCTCACTTTTTCCGCTGCCAGCGTGGACAGTTTCGACGGGGCCTTGCAACGCTTTGAAACGGGTAACACCACGGACGAGGATATATTCGAGAAGCCATGGTGGGCTGCTATGCGTTCCATTCGGCGCTACGTCTTGCCGGTTACTGTCCCCAATGTTGCCAAGCTGGAAATACGCCTGCCCGTTGGGCCGCAAGTAAATAACGTGGTAAATCAGATCAACTGTATTGCCACCGCGAAGCTGCCCGTTTGGGATGGCGTGGACCCCGATCAACCGTATGACGAATGGCCCGTAATCGAGACCCGAAACCCCGCATGGGCCTATGCGGCGGCCCTGTGCAAGCATGGCCCGAATCAGCGCGCCATTGCCGCGAGCCGGTTGCACCTTGACGAGTTGAAAGAATGGGCGGACGATTGCGCCGCCGAGGAGATCAATTTCCACGGGACAAATATACCGGCATTCAGTACCGTGATCGGGGAGGATGATCCTGAAAACGGTACGCCGGTCTATGGGGCCGCCGTGGATCGGTTCCTGTTTTCGCCGGGCGAAAATGACAGCGTGCGCGCGACGGTGGACGTGCGCCTCGGCCTGACCGCTGGCCAGACCGGGACCGTTGTCGTAATCATCGAGCGCGATGATAATAGCGGGTTCACCACGCCGGAAACGGTAGTCGAGTCGGACCCGCTGGAATTGACAGCCGGGGAAACCGACGAGATATTCAATCGGCGGATCGAGGTCACTGGCAATTCTACCCTTTCGCAATACTTGCGCCTTGGGGTCACAGTGACAATGAGCGAGGATTCCGGGGACGGTTCGGCAACGGTTGTCGCCGTCCTGAAGATCGGGCGCTTTGACGGGCGCACCTTTGACGCATACATAGCCGAGCCCTCGACCGTGTTCCAGATGATGCGGGACATAGCGGGCACCGGGCGCGCGGCATTCAGCCTCGTAGACGCGCGCTATAGCATTATCCAAGACAAGCCGCAAGAGGTCCCCGTTCAAATGTTCACCCCGCGCAACTCGAGCGGGTTCACGATTCGGCGTAACTTGCAGCCGCGCCCGGAGGGGATCAAGGTTCGATTCAATGACCCTGATCACGATTACCAGATCGCGGAGATCATCGTACCGGCGGACGGGTTCGACGCCGCTGGAATCACGGGGCCGGTACCCAACGCGGTCGACGTGATCAACCTTTTGGGATGCACCCAAGCGGAGCAGGCCTATGCCGATGGCCGTTACTATCTGGCCGTCTTTGAGTTGCGGCGGGAAAGCTACAGCATAACCTGCGATTGGGAATACTTGATCGCCCGGCGCGGTAAACTTTGCCTGCTTGCCGGGGATATAGGGCTATGGGGGCAAGCGTGGCCACGCCTGCTCGCCGTGCAAGGAAACCCCGTCGTAGCCGTGGAACTCGACAACCCGGCGATCTTCAGTACCGCCGCCGCGCCATACCTGACCGGCGCGCCTTTCCCCGTGGCGCTGGAAATTGTCAACGGCGACGCCAATGATGGCACGCCGATCCTTTCGGTTGAACAGGGGCCTGTCGATACCCGCGAAATTTACACCGTGATCACGGAGGCCTCCTATGAACTGGAGGCCGGTGAAAGCGTGGCCATTCAAACACGCATTCTAACGGACACCGACGTCGGTTTCGGTTCGCCAGCCGTTGCCGCTGATACTGAATTCACGATCACCGGCCCGGCCAACGTGACAACGCCCCGGAGCGTTGCATGGGCGGACGTGGAAACCGATCAACTCGATCCCTACGTTAAGGTCGAGATTACAATGACGTTTAGCGGGACAGGCACGGGGGCGATCACCTTCAAGACCTACAGCGATCAAAGCAATGATCGGTATGGCATTCGATTCCGCACGGACGACGGGACGTTCCAATATTCCGAGGTCTATCACGAGGCCGGGGACCGGCGGCGCTTGCGCTTGAAAACCCCGATCACGGCTGACAACTTGCCCAAGGCGGGCGATCTTGTAACGTTCGGCGTCTTTGGCCGGGAAACGTTTGAGGTTATCCTGAAGGAGGTTCGCCCGCTAGACAACCTGTCCGCGAGCCTGACCTTCGTACCCCACGCCCCCGAGGTTCATTTACCGGCCAGCGAACCGCAGCCGGACTTTGATCCGCGCATTTCGACGCCGCCTGTAGCGAATCAGTCCGCGCCGCCTACCCCGATCTTCCGGGACTTTCCGTCCGGGCATCCGCGCGCCGGGCAAGACATGATCATTTCAGACGAGGCCGCGCTTATCCTATTGCCCGACGGGTCATTCCAGCCGCGCATATTGGCCGCGCTGGAGCGCCCCGTGTCCGCGCCCGGTCAAAAGGTAGCCGCGTATTTCGAGGCGCAAATTCGGCCCAATGTTACGGACGACGAGAACCCTTGGGACGCATTGCCGTTTATCCCGGTGGAACAAACGGAGATCGTATTCGTTGACGTACTCGAGGGCCTGACCTACGACCTGCGGTTCCGCACCGTGTCCAATGATGGCCGCGCCTCGGCATGGCTGACCGTCAACAATCACCTCGTTACCGGCAAGACAAACCCGCCGCCGGATGTTACGGCGCTATTCTTTGAGAATGGAAATACGCTGCGTTGGAACTATGAAACGCCCATAGATTTCGCCGGTTTCATCGTCCGTTATGCGTTCGACCCGGCAACGTCTTGGGCGAATGCAATAGGCCTGCACGAGGGCCTCATTCCGGTCAATAGCTTTGCGCCTGTTCCGGGCGGCACGACGATCATGATGGTCAAGGCGGTCGACACGTCCGGCAATCAAAGCGCGAACGAGGGCCGCCTGACCGTTACGCGCAATCTTTCTACCGGCGGCAACGTAGTCGAGGAGATCAGCGCAAGCGCCGGGGGAACGTGGCCATACGCGGGCAGCCCGTTGGCGGGCATGCTGTTTGTTAATCAATTGGGACAGCTTGAGGCCGATCAGCGCATCCGCATGGATGTTGACGTTACTACCTTTCGGGCGCAACGGATTCGCGGCGACATGGATGTTACGGCATTTCGTGCCTCACGAATCGCGGACTATAACCCGTGGTTTTCCGGCCTGCTTTTGGATGCGTTCAACGGCGAGGATGTGCCCTATACGCCCTCGACGCTTACCCATGAAATTGACCTTGAACAAGGCGAGGCGGTTGTCGCCTATAGCGTGGACAGCGGCGACAATATCACCACGATCCCGCCGTCATACGATATTCAACGGGCCGATATAGAATACTTGTTCGCGCTGGTAATGACCGGACAACGGCGGCCAGTGTTAAACGATTGCGTATTGATCTATGATGTGGAGGACGTGGACGAAATCATAGAGGACGCTATCATAGCGCCGGGCGGAACGCGCTTGACCTTGACGGAGGCATATAGCCGAATTAAGGTAGTGAGTGGCGCGGTAAAGACCGGCGGCACCGGGATCAGTTACATTGTCGCAGATTATCAGGCGGACCCCGGACCGGCGGGGGGACCGCTGATCCATATTGTTGATGGTACCGGCGCAAGCATTGGCGGAACCGGCAGCTTCGAAGTCAAGGGGTATTAGAATGGCATTACCTACAGCAAGCGATTTTGATCTATCCGAGGGCGGTTGGGGCAATTGGGAGACCGCCCTCAAGGATATGCTGGCAATCATTGCGGGTATGCCCGGAAGCCAGCCGTTCCAATTCGGACCGGTAAGTGCGGTCGACCCGAATACCATAGAGCCCTCGGCGGGCATCTTTTACATTGTTGGCGCGGCATCGAATGACGCCCTCGAAACGATAGACGGGACAGCCTACGCCGACGGCGCTGTTATTTACCTAAAATTCATATCGGCATTCAGTGCCTCCCAACGTGTCACCGAGGCGGGTAACATCGCATTCCCCGGCGGCGGCGTGTTCACGTTCGAAGCCAGTCTCCAGAATGTGGCATGGCTGAAGCTGTTGTGGAGCGAGGGCGATGGTGAATGGACGGCCATAGCTGGACACACAGGCCGCCGAGGCGTGCTATTCGATGCGGCGGGCGCTGGATCATGGGAGGCCCCGTGGGGCGTCAACCGTGTACGTCTATGGGGCGCGCCGGGCGGCGGCGGCGGAGGAGGAGGAGGCGGAACCACAAACGGCACAGACGGCGGCAACGGCGGCGACAC